TTCTTGATAATTATTTACTTCATACTTGAGTAGAATAGGAACAACTAGTTCCATACCATTGTACTCGACTGAACTACGAACTTTTTTGGTTGGTGTTATGATAGTCGATACGTTTTGTTTTAGTAAACTCATTTTCAAAATTTTACTTATAATAACTTAATTATTTATTATAAATTTAATAACTTATTAATTTTATTTCAATTTTTTTTTACTTTCATATAAATTTTTAATAGCATTCATTTTTTATTCACTACCAAAATAAGCACCTTTACCCATCTTAAAATCACTTAACCTGGTAATTGTTTCATCATTTTTCTTAATAATTTCTTTAATTAAATCTTTAATAGAAATCATACCAATAAACTCTTCATTTTTATCATCAATAACTAATAAATGGCGAATATCTTTAAACATCATCTTGTTCATACATGTTTCAATTGAATCCTCCTTCTTAGCAATTATGATAGGTTCATAGGTGCATATTTGTTTTACTTTAACGTCACTAATTTTTTTTTCAAAAGAAAATTTGTTTATAAAATCACGTTCCGAACAAACTCCAACTACTTTATTATCTTTATTGGTTACAGCTAAGCAACCTACTTTAAATGCTGTAAACCGACTTATGGCTTCTTCCACTGAGGCTTCTTCACTAATTTTGAAATCTACTTTATGATAACAAGATTTTTCAAAAACACTCGAGGCTGATGTTTTCATCATATTATTGATTGTAGAAAAACCGCGTCTTAACATTTTTTTATGATTAGTTATAATCACATGTTTTTAAGTTATTTTTATAAATATTTTTTATAGTTTTATAGTTTTATAGTTTTAATGTTTGGATGTTTGGATGTTTGGATATTTTCAAAAATTAAATAAGTTATAATAATATATTAAAATTATAACATATTAATATCAATACAACAATTTCATACAATTGAACAATGACACTATTAAATATTCATCAAAATATAACAGAAAAATTAGAATACTTTTATACAAAACATAAAATCCCGAATATAATATTTCATGGACCAACAGGGAGTGGAAAAAGAACAATCGTAAATGATTTTATTCATAAAATATATGAAAAGGATAAAGAAAAAATAAAGAAATTTGTGATGCATGTAAATTGTGCTCATGGTAAAGGAATTAAATTTATACGTGAAGAACTGAAATTTTTTGCTAAAACGCATATTAATTCCAATGGCGGGGATAATTTTAAAAGTATTATATTATTGAATGCTGATAAATTAACCATGGATGCGCAATCAGCGTTACGAAGATGTATTGAATTATTTAGTCATAACACACGTTTTTTTATAATTGTTGAAGATAAATACAATTTATTGAAACCAATATTATCAAGATTTTGTGAAATATATGTTCCTGAACCAGAATATAAAGGAACAATCATAAATTTATACAACTATAATTTAAATGAAACATTCAATACGAGAGAAATAAATGCACAACGATTAGAAAAATTAAAAAAAGAAATAATAAAAATATCGAAAACAAAAATAAATTTAGATAATTTAACAAATAATTGTACCAAATTATATGAAAAAGGTTTTAGTGCTTTAGACATTTTAGAATTACTAGAAAAGCAAAAATTTCTGGAAAATATTATAACTCCTCAAAAAAAATATGAATTATTAATGACCTATAATAAAGTAAGAAAAGAATTTAGAAATGAAAAATTATTAATGCTATTTATTTTTAGTTTTTTATTTTTAAGTTCAGATTTGTCTCTAGAAAATATTAGTTTTATGTAAATGGATGATTTTAATATTTCCACACTTCATGAAAGTAGAAATGAATGGAGTGCAAGATTAATTTCTATATTAACACCATTAGTTATAGATGGTTATAAATCAATTTTGAATGAAGCAATTACTTTATGTAAAGAAAATAATGAAATGGACAAATATTTAATGACATTTCAAAACCTCATTTCAAGAGTCCCAAAATGGAATGCAATTATTGTAGAAAAAGAGAGAAAAAGAATTATTGAGAAATCGGGATGTTCTTATTTAGAAGATTTGATAACATGTGTTCATATTATTCAATTAAAGATTTTAACAGTGATGAGAGTCGGACAAAAACAAAAAAAAATAGATATTAATATACCAAAACTAGATGATTTTATCCAAAATGTTTATATAAATGTTGCCAGAAAAATTTATAAAAATGTTTATTTATTTGACGTAAATGTAGCACCACTTCAAATTCAAAAACATAATAGAGAATTAGAAGTGATTGTGCAGGAATGTATATTAAATACTTTGAGAGAAAGTGTACCAGTTGAGGCAATTTTGAAGGCTTATATGGATGAAACCGTTGAAGAAGATGTCGTAGAAGAAATAAAAGAAGAAATAAAAGAACAAGTAATTGAAAACTCGGGTACAGATGTAAATACACAATCAAATATGATTGGAGGAAATGTAGAAACTAGTTCAGAAACAATAAATAATGACCAAATTTCTAAAATTAGTTTTAATGATGTTGATTTGGTAAAGGATCAATTTAATAAAGAAGAGAGAGTAGTTGCACCTAAAACAATTGATAGATTAGAACAAATAAGCGAACAAAGAGCAATTCAAAGAAAACTGGAGTCTGATGACGACGATGAAAATAATGTTAAATTGAATATATCGGATGAAATGGCTGAATTAGATAAATTGGATGTTCATATAATTAATGAACCAGAATTAGAAACATTACCAGATTTAATTATCGACGATATTGAAATACTAGAATGAAGATTCTCTACAAAAAATTTGCGTAAAATAAATAATAAGATTGTGCTTTAGTAAATTATGGATAATATATTTATAATTGCTGCAGTAATTTCTGTAATTTTTTTAATTTTAAAATTTATCGAAATGCGATTCATTGAAAAAGAAAATAAACCATTAAAAGTGCTAATTAGAGATGCATTAGTAGTTTATTTTAGCGTAGTTTCAGGATATTTTATTTTAGAGCAATTAAAACCGGTTATTCAAAATGGAGGTAGTTTAACGACAAATACGACACCTATTTTTGTAGATAACCCAGAATTTTAATACAATATTAAATTTATTATGAATATAAATTTAATATTATTTATTATTATTATTATTATTATTATGAAAGAAGATAAAAATAATATAGATATGAAACGTTTACGAAATATTCCAAATGATCTAGTTATTAATCATATAATTCCTTATACATATCAAATTCAACCAAGAGAACTTTTACTAGATATAATTTCATTTCAAAAAGATTTCGATTTAATTGATAATTTATATGCATTTGACTATAATTATCATATTTTATTAAAGGATTTATTCTGTTTTTTTAATCATAAAAAAATCAGATCAAAAACCAAAATAAATACCAAAATAAAGACCAAAATTAAACTTATATGGGGATTATTAAATGTTTATGAAAGAACGAGATTTATAAATAATTGTATAGACAACAATTAATTAACGCCCACTCCATACTTTAATTATATAATGAGGTAATTTTTTCATAACAAGCAAATCGTGTTTATAATTCTCAAATGTATATGAAAAATTATTAACGTAAAGTTGTATTGAACCAAACATAGATTTCATTTTTCTTGTAAAAGGTGATTCAATTGAAAAAATCAAACCAAAAATTCTTTCTAAACAGCATCTGTCTGGTCTATTGTGTATTTTATTAGTTAAACTGAACATATTATATTTATTAAAAATATAACGTAAAAAATCATGATTTATAAAACTTTGAACACCAAAACATCCGTACCATTTATCAGAATTTTTTAAAAATATTTCATTTAATACTAATTTTTTCCGTAAGAAGTGAAAATTTTTAAATTCGGAAATTATTCTTAATGTATTTCCGACATTTTCTGTATCAGCTTCAAAATGCCATAATGGTAAAACCTTTACTTTATTGAATTTTTCGAAAGGTATTCGTTTATGTATAAATATACTATCGTGTATTATTATTGCACTGTTGAACCATTTGTTATTATAAAAATAATAATATGGTAATAGTTCTCCTCTTTTATGAAACTCTGATTGAACAATTTCAACATTTTTGTAATCATAATCAGATTTTACAAAATTATAATTACTATTATCATCTATTATTACAATTTTTCGCAAAGGATAGAATTTTCTAATACAACGTACGCATTGATTCCAATAATTATTTGTTGTCTCAGAATTAACATGTCTAGTAATTATAAAACCATAATCTTCCAAATGACTCATTATTTATATTGTAATAAAAAAAATATTATAATTAATCTCAATTAAATTAATCTCAATTAAATTAATACAATAAAGGTATTTTGTCGATATCAATAAAAATATCATTATTATTATTTTTGTTACTAGGTTTCAAAGATTTTTCTAAATGATTATCAATTAAAAATTTTTTAAACTCAGGTCTTTCTAATTGAAAAATTGGGGTATGTTTATGAACGTGTCTTGCAATCATTTTATATAATTTAAAATCAGGATATCTTTCATCACCATTATTTTTATACAATACATTTATTCCATTATCATCTAAGCACCATTCTAATAATAATTGTTTTAAAGGATCACTAATAATAGGTTTATCTCTTAGTTCTTTTAATTCTTCTAAATTAATTACGTAATCAAAAATAGAACAAGCTAAACGGCACAAATCAAAACTAAAGTTTGGTTCTAAACGTGATTTATTTTCATTAAAATAGGGTTCTGTATTATATTGCCCAGCTGCATCATTACCATGTTTGAAACTATCACTGCAAAAAACTTTGCCTTGAAATTTATAAATACTACGTCCAAAATCTATTATTTTAAATAATTTACCAAATGTTGGTACTTTATATACATTATTATTATAACGATATGTGATAAATTTTTTAGATGTTTTATTATACATCACATTATTTGTATGCAAATCATTATGTGTAAATAAAAACGTTTTTTGATACGTTAATAACATCATAATAATTTGCATCAGATATGCGAACCACTCATCATTTGATAATTCATTATTCATTATTAAGTTATCAAATGTATTTTCACAATTTTCCATGCATATAACTTGTACTGGAACTTTGGGAATTGTTGCAAATATCTCTTCTTCTTCTTCTTCATCTTCATCATCACCTTCTTCAGAAGATGTGTTCGTTTTTTTTTCAGAATCAAAGTCCTCCCAAGATTCGTCACAATCATCACAATTATCACAATTATCACAATCATCACAGTCATCACAGTCATTGTTTTCATCCATAAATTCGTTGTCGTTTTCATTATTGGTATAAGATGTTCTAGACGAACAAGTTGAATTTGATTTAATTGTCGTAGTTTTTTCATCATTAATTAGATTTTCATTAATATCAAACATTATTTGTTCTAAATTATGATCTTCCTTGAGGGTTTGGTGTTCATTTAATTTCTCATCTGTAAATATATTTTCAAATATATCATCACTTATTGATTTAATTGACAAATTTAGCACATTTTTTTCGCTATTATGTATTTTAATTGGTTTTAATTGTGTTTTATTATCATATTCATTATTTATTAAATGTTCATATTCATCAATTTTAAAAAGTATGTTTTTATTTTTGTTAAAAAATTCAGAATTATTTAAATAATCCAAATCGTCAAATACATTCAATGTAAAATCATTTTTTATTGAAAGAAAAGATCCATAATAATCTATTCCATGTTTGAAATTATAACTATCTTTTAAAGAAGAAAGTAAGTAAATGAAAAAACCATCAACATAAGCGGTGTTGTTCATATCCAGAAATTTAGAATAACAGTTTTTTTCAGTGGATGTTAAATTAGGCAATTGAAATATTCTAGCATCATTCAAATCATATTTTCCTACTAAATATTTAAAAGGGTCAATTAGTGGTGCTAGTTTGATAAAAATATCGTTTTCTTTTATTTCGTTTGTAGTATCATTTTTAATTAAACATTTAAATAAATTTTTGTTTTCTTTATTTTTATTTTTTACACCATGAATATACCATTTATTATTTAAATTAATATTGTTATAATTTGTTTCATTGAGAGAAAAAAACCTATTATAAATAGGAATATAGTTTTGACTATTTGATAAGTGAAGCAAATCGGTAGATTCTAAAGTTTGAAATAACTCCAAATTTTTTCTTTTTTGATAGTGAATATCAATAGTAGTCATTATTAGCAAATTAATATATAAAATTATCTATAAAATAAACTAATTGGTAATAGTAATTTTGCGTCTAAAGTATAAAATTAAATTTTCTAAATAAATAAATAATAAATGTCTTTAGAATTAAAAAAATTTGATATGAAAAGTATTAGTTTTAAAGCAAATGAATCTAAAGGACCTGTAATTGTTTTAATTGGGAAACGTGATACTGGTAAAAGTTTTTTAGTTCGTGATTTACTCTATTATCATCAAGATATACCAATTGGGACGGTTATTTCTGGCACCGAAGAAGGTAATGGGTTTTATGGTAAAATGGTGCCAAGATTATTTATTCACAATGAATACAATACTGCAATTATTGAGAATATTTTAAAAAGACAAAGAAATGTTCTAAAACAAATTAAAAAGGAAATGGAGACTTATAAACGCAGTACAATTGACCCGCGTGCATTTGTTATATTAGATGATTGTTTATATGATAATACATGGTCACGTGATAAAATGATGAGACTACTTTTTATGAATGGTCGTCATTGGAAAATAATGTTAGTGATTACTATGCAATATCCATTAGGTATTCCTCCAACTCTTCGTACAAATATTGATTATGTTTTTATTTTAAGAGAGAATTATATAGCTAATCGTCGTCGTATATATGATAACTATGCAGGAATGTTTCCTACTTTTGAATCTTTTTGCCAAGTAATGGACCAATGCACTGAAAATTATGAGTGTCTTGTAATCAATAATAATGTTAAATCAAACAGATTACAAGACCAAGTATTTTGGTATAAAGCAGATAATCATAATGATTTTAGATTAGGTTCAAAAGAATTTTGGGATTTGTCTAAAAATTATAATTCTGATGAAGAAGAAGAAAAATATGACCCTAATGCAAATAAAAAACGGGGAAATGGACAAAAAATTAGTGTTAAAAAGACAAAATGGTAGGTGAGAATTTCAACAATTAAATTCAACGTGGTCATTTCTAATATCACTGAATCCGGGTTTTTGAATTCCTATTCTCTCTTTAAAACAATACCAATTATCATTTTCTTGTAATTCTTTCCAATAAACATCAATTGCAAATATCCATGATTTCCAACTAGCACCTAATTGTTCCAATCCGTTTCTATAATTTTTAATCAATGTGTCGTAATATTTTTCGTTTACTAAGTAACCGGATGTAGTTTGAGCATATTTAACTTTGTATAAAAAATCATGATTGCTTTCAGAATAATCTTGTAAATTATATGAAAATAAACATACATCATAATCTATGTTTGATTTAAAAAATAATTCCATTTGTTTTTCAAATTCTTCGGGAGAAATAACAAAAGTAAAATCGTCTTCCAATATAAGCACATTTTTATAACCACGTTCTTTGGCAAGTGATATTGCATTATGATGAGAATAGGAGCATCCTAGACATCCGTAATAAGATATTTCAACTGCAGGGAAGCGTTCATAGTTGAGTTTGTATTGAGTTAATTCTTTTTCAATTTCTTGTTTTCTATCTGTGCGTTTATCTAAATTTATATAAAAAACTTTGTCTATATAATCGGAAACCTTGAATAGTGTTTTTTTTGTGTTTTTTGTGGTAATAGTGTGTTCGAGTGAAGCAATTTTATTCAATAATTCAATGTTTATTTTTTCAATATTTTCTATTTTATATGTTAATGTTCCAATTGTTTGTATTAATTCTGTAATTAATTCATTGTTTATAGGTTGTTGTTCTTCAGTCATGGTTTAATAAGTAACTTAAATTATAATTATATAGTTATCTTTATATAATTATAAATTTTTATGTTTTTGTATTATTGGGTTTTTGTTTGTTTGGTCGAAGTAGGATAATTTACTTCCTAATTCTTTGTAAAAAAATCCATTGTAAGAAATATTATTTTCTATGTTCATTATACCTATCTTGAACACCTTTTTTGCTATGTCCAATTTTGACAATGTATTCTCCATTAATATCTAATATTGTTCCTATATCATTTGCTCTAAATAATGGGTATTGATATTATATTACTTTTTATTGTTTTCATAAACCTTTTCTCGTAAAAAAACATAATATTCATAACGGTCCTTAGGTAGTTCAGTTTCATATACTTTACAATTACCAGTAGCGATAGTTTCAGTTATCTTTTTATCTATTCCTGAATTAGTATTATTTTGAATAATGGTATTATAAATTTTTATTGTAGGCCATTTTTCTAAAACCTTTTCAAAAATAAAAATAACTTCTTCGCCTGTTACAGCTCTCTTTGTTGTACGTTTTCGCTCTCTCCTTTCTCGTTTCATTTTAATAAATTCATTTTTGTATTTGTTATTATTATCTTTTTTTTGTAATTCATTATCCATTTATATATTATTTACATGTTTTTATATTTTTCTAATAAAGAAAGATAATAATGATAATTTTCTTTAGATGTTTCTGATTCGTATATATTTTTTTTATTATTTTTCAAATTTCTTTTTATATTTTTAACAATATCAATCGTAATATCATTAGGAATACTATTTTTGTTTCTTTCTTCTATCAAACAATCTAAAATATGAATAGGTTTCCATTTTTCAATAAATTTTTCTATTACAAATATAATTTCATATGTCTTGATTTTTCTTTTTGATAAATTAACTTCTTCTTGAGACATTTTATTTTTATTTATTTTTTCTTCATTTCTACAAAGCAAATCACTATTTTTAATTCTAGTTACTACGTTTCTAGGTAATCCAAGTAATTCTTGTATTTCAATATTTTTATGACCTTCTTCAATTAATTTTCTAACTTTAATTATATTTTCATCACTAACTCCTCGTTTTGCATCT